AGGTCTGGTGAACACGCACGGGGTTTCCATGACCCCCTACCTTTAAATGGTAAAAACTGGGTGGGGAATTGAGACGTGAATTGAGGTGATATATGTGGCTAGGAAGAAAGAGTTAACGGTAGATGAACGGATCGACAAGGAAATAAAAAGTCTTAAGCGGTCCTACAAAGATCTACCCGGAAATAAAAAGGCATCCGCTGACAGGCTTATCCCAAGGGCCGCATATATGCGGGTAACGCTGGAAAATTACGAGAAGGACATGAAGGAAAACGGGTCCTATGAAATGTTTACCCAGTCCAAAGACACTCCCCCGTACGAAAGAGATCGGCCCGTCGCCAGACTTTATAATACCATGAACAAGAACTATCAGTCAATCATGAAACAGATAGATGATCTTGCTCCCAAGCAGGAAGCCAAACAGGAAGACGACGGGTTCGGCGACTTTATAACGAGCAGGCAGGATTAATGGGGAAACTGAATCTTAATCCTACTAAATATCCTAGGTCCGATCCCGATATCGTATTTGGAAAGACCAAGCCCGAAGTAAAAAACGGATTTAGAAAATATCCTGATGATTATAACCCTATCCTGGAGTATTGGGAGCAGATAGAGTCTGGCGTAACCCAGGTATCAAAAAAGGTTTATCAACAGTACGAAGAAATAGTTCGGTGGATTGACGGATATAAGGAATGGTTTTACTCCCCCAAGCGGGCTAATCATGTTATAGAATTTGCCGAAAACTATTGCTGCCACTCTAAGGGTAAAATGGCAGGGAAGAAAATAGTCCTTGAGCTGTGGGAGAAAGCCTATCTGGCGAGTGTATATGGGTTTATTGACATCGAAGGCAATAGGAAACATCAGAGAGCTGTATTAATAGTAGGCAAGAAAAATGGAAAGTCCCTGTTAGACTCCGTAATGAGCCTTTATGGCTTGGTGGCAGATGGTGAAGGTGGTCCTGAGGTATATTGTGTAGCCACAAAAAAGGACCAGAGCCGGATAGTCTGGTTAGAAGCCAAACGGATGATTAAAAAGTCTCCTGCTTTGCGGAAAAGAGTCAGAACGCTGTCGTACGAAATCTTATCTGACTTTAACGACGGGGTTTTGAAAGCACTTGCGTCGGATGCGGATAGTCTTGACGGACTAAATATCCATGTGGTGGTGATGGATGAGTGGCACCAATGGAAAAACGGGAGAGCTTTGTATGACATCATGGCTGATGGGACTACTGCGAGAGAGCAGCCGCTAATCATAATGACTTCCACAGCGGGGACGATCCGGGAAGACATCTTTGATGAAATCTACGAAGAAGCTGAAATCCAATTTGACAATATGAAATTAGGAAATAAGGTTGACGATAGAACCTTGTTTTTTATTTATGAACTAGACAAAAAATCAGAGTGGAGAGATGCCAACAATTGGGTTAAAGCTAATCCCGGTATAGGGACAATTAAAATATTAAGAGCCTTGCAAGACAAGGCCAGAAGAGTTGATACGAACCCCCAGCTGGAAAAGAACTTTGTATGCAAGGAATTTAACATCCGTGAAACATCATCGGAATCATGGCTGCCGTTTGAAGTCCTGAATAACACAGACAGATTTGTGCTTGATAAAAACGGGAGAAAATTGATCTGCATTACAGAAAAAGATGAAGAGGAAGTCCGGATTGAGAAAGCCTATCCAAGGTACGGTGTGGGAGGAGTTGACCTAGGAGCTACTACAGACTTGACGTGCGCTACGGTAATTTTCCGAGTCCCGAATGACGATATGCTGTACACAAAACAGATGTATTGGTTGCCAAGTGCCATATTTGACAAGCGAGTCCAGGAAGATCAGATACCATATGATCATTGGCTGGAGCAAGGACTATTGAGAGTCAGTGAGGGCAATAAGGTAAACTATAAAGACGTGACAAAGTGGTTTACCGAGATCCAAAATGAATTTGATATCTATATCTACAAAATAGGGTTTGACAGGTGGGGATCCACTTACTTTAGAGACGATCTGAATCAGACGTTTGGCACGGGAGTAATTGAGGAAGTCGCCCAGGGAGCGAAGACGTTTTCGGATCCCATGAAAAGAGTTTATGTTGACCTGGAAGCAAAGAAGATCAACTATAATAATTCGCCTATTTTTAAGTGGAATCTAGCAAATGCAGCGATTAAAACAGACACTAATGACAATATCGCATTGATAAAGACAAGCAACCGCAAGCGCAGGATAGACGGGGTAGCGTCATTTATGGACGCCGATATTGTGATGGAAAACCATTACGAAGATTACACAAGCATGATTTGAGGAGGTTAATATGTCGAGAATAGATAACTATGCTGTACGTAGCGGGAGAGTGCTGGAAGAAGATGACAAGGAATATAACATCGTAGACTTGCTGCAAAACGTCGGCGGAACAGGTGAGCCCGGCCCCAAAGGAGATCCGGGGCCCGCTGGTAAAGGGGTAAAGCCCATTGCCCTAACTACAACGGATGGAGCAGTGACGGGCAGTACGGTAACTTATACAGACAACACCACGGCAGCGATCGCAGTAACGGAGGGATAATCGTGAGAGTTAAAACTAACCAGGGCACAATAGTTGTTAATGACGAATGGGTAGCCTCGGTAATAGTATCGGAAAGGAGGTGATCCATTGAATCTATTTGGAAGGTTTTTTAACAAGAATCCCTCCGCAACCAGATTTGAGATGGTGACAGAAAAGGGTAATGGATATTACGCGTGGGATGGTAAACTGTATCAATCTGACATTGTGAGGTCCTGCATAAGGCCCAAAGCTCAAGCGATTGGAAAATTAACTGCCAAACATATACGAGACAATAAAAAAGAGGGATTTGCGGTCAACCCAGAAGCATATATGAGATTTTTGCTGGAGGATCCTAACCCATATATGTCGGGTCAAATGTTGCAGGAAAAAATGGCTACGCAACTGGAATTAAACAATAATGCCTTTGCCTATATTCACAGGGACGACAATGGGATGCCGGCCGAACTCTATCCGATACAGGCTCAATCGGCAGAAGCAAAGTATGATAGATCCGGGTTTTTATATCTAAAATTTGTGATGCAGAACGGGAAGATGGTAACGTTTCCTTACTCGGATGTTATCCATTTGAGACAAGATTATAACGACAATGATATATTTGGTGAGAGCCCGGCGAAGACGTTGATCCAATTAATGGAGATAGTCAATACCACCGACCAGGGTATTGTTAAAGCGGTCAAAAACTCCAATGTAATCAGGTGGCTGCTAAAATATACGTCCTCTTTGAGGCCGGAAGACATCAAGAAAAATGCTGATAAATTTGTTGAAGATTACTTGTCTACCCAGAATAAATACGTAGGCGTGGCCGCTACAGACGCAAAAGCTGACGTACAGCAGGTGACTCCGCATGACTATGTACCTAATGCCTTGCAGATGGATAAGACTACTCAAAGGATATACTCCTTTTTTGGCACAAATTCTAAAATCATCCAGAGCAGCTATAACGAAGACGAGTGGAATGCTTACTATGAAAGCAAGATAGAGCCATTAGCGATGCAAATGTCCCACGAGTATACAAGGAAATTGTTTACACGGAAGCAAAGAGGGTTTGGCAATAAGATAATCTTTGAGTCAATGAGTTTGCAATATGCGAGTATGAAGACAAAACTCAATTTATTGCAGATGGTTGACCGAGGATCTATGACCCCGAATGAGTGGCGGGAAGTCTTAAACTTAGGCCCAATTGAGGGAGGGGACAAACCGATCAGAAGATTGGATACGGCATTAGTCGAAGGAGGTGAAGACGACGAAGAAGATCAGCGTGAAAGGGGATATAATCCCGAACGATGATAAATGGATCTATGAGTGGCTAGACATGGAGTCCGTAAGTCCAGAAGATGTAAATAAAGCCTTACTCGAAGCCAATGGCGATGATGTTGAAGTCGAGATTAACAGCGGCGGTGGAGATGTTTTTTCCGCAAGCGAAATTTATACAGCTTTGCGAAGCTACAAGGGAAATGTAAAGATCAAGATCGTTGGCATAGCTGCCAGTGCTGCCAGCGTAATCGCAGCGGCAGGCTACAGTGAGATAGCTCCTACAGGATTGTACATGATCCACAATGTACGTAGTAGCTCATCCGGAGATTATAGGGACATGGAACACAAAACGGGAGTCTTAAAAACGGCGAACCAAGCGATAGCTAACGCCTATAAGCAAAAAACCGGGTTATCGGATAAAGAACTTTTGAAGCTGATGGACAACGAAACATGGTGGAATGCGGAAGAAGCAGTCAAAAACAAATTTATTGACAAAGTGATGTTTGACGAAGAAGCTCCTAAGTTACTGAACTCCATCGGCGGCGTGCCATATGAGACAATTGAAAAGATAAGAAACAGTGTGAGAAAACCGGGCAAAGATCCGGCTTTTTTAATGCAAGCAGAACTAGACTTACTAAAATTGAGGGGGAAAAAATTTAATGAATAAGGAACAGTACCTGGCAAAGAGGGAAGAACTTGTAAACAAATCGCAGAAACTCATTGACGAAGGGAAGGCTAAAGAATCCAAGGAGGTAAATGAAGAAATCAAGAACCTTGACAACAAGTTTGAACTGTCAGCAAAGGTACAGGCAAACCTGAACGCGCTGAAGGATAATCACTCAATAACTGATATCCAGAATTACGGCGTGAATGTGGAAGGCAGAACCATTGACTCTATCGCAAAGGACAACGTTGAAAAGCCTGATATGTATGACTCTGTAGAGTACAGAAAGTCTTTTATGAACTACGTCCTGACCGGAGCTCGCATGCCGGGAAAGTTTGTCAACGCTGATGCCAGCACCAAAACGTCTGACGTAGGATCTGTTATCCCGACTACAATTTTGCAAAGAATTGTTGAAAAATTAGAATCTACCGGAATGATCCTGCCTTTGGTAACCAAGACCGGCTATCAGGGCGGCATGTCCGTGCCTACGTCCAGTGCTAAACCCGTTGCAACCTGGGTGGCAGAAGGATCCGGCAGTGACAAGCAGAAGAAAGCAACCGGAAGTATTGTGTTTGCATATTACAAATTGAGATGTGCAGTGTCTGTCAGCTTTGAAGTATCTGTGGTAACTCTGGGAGTTTTTGAAAACACCATCATTAATAACATCGCAGAAGCCATGGCCAAATCTCTGGAACAGGCAATTGTATCCGGATCCGGAAGTGGACAGCCCAAAGGCATATTGGCAGAAACTCCTGAAGCGGGGCAGAACATTACCGTCGAAAAAGCAGATTATGAGACTCTTGTAAGCGCAGAAGCCGCTTTGCCGCTGGCGTACGATAATGGCGCGGTGTGGTGCATGACCAAAAAGACATTTATGGCATTTGTCGGCATGGTGGACGGAAACGGTCAGCCAATCGCCCGTGTAAACTATGGCGTAGCAGGCCGGCCGGAAAGATCTCTCCTTGGAAGGACCGTTGTTTTAAACGACTATATGCCGAGCTTGGGAGCTGCTGGCGGATCTGTCGTGGCATTTTTGTTTAACTTTAGCGATTATTTGTTGAACATGAACTATAACATGACCGTAAAGAGATACGAAGATAACGACACTGACGATCAGGTAACTAAGGCAATCCTGCTGGCAGACGGTAAAGTGATCGACAAGAACAGCTTGGTAACTCTGACGCAGAAAACAGCTTAAACAATAGGGGGTGGTGCGAATGCTTACCGACGATGTGCGTAACGCAATAAGGGTGGATCCGGATCCCGATTTAGACATAGAGATAGAAGATCTAATTGGAGCGGCAAAAGCGGACCTCGAATTGAGTGGGGTTAATAAAGATAAAATTAAAGACGACGATCCTCTGATCAAGCGGGCCATTGTAGTTTACTGCAAGGCCCATTTTGGCTATGAGGATCCCAATTTGTCTGATAGATTTGCCGAAAGTTACGAGAGCCTTAAGCACCACCTCACCTTATCTAATGAGTATGGTGATTGGCATGACTGATCGTAGGCAGAGGATACAGTTTTTAAAACGCACAAAAGAGCATGACAAATACGGGGAGCCATTGGACATATGGGAGACGGTTAAAACAGTGTGGGCAAGCAAGGAACCAATACTCGGTAACGAGTACTTTGCAGCCTTAACGACAAATACGAAAGTGGAAGTTAAGTTTAACTGCCGATATACTCCCGGAATCACTAACGATATGCGAATTAAACACGGTAATGAAGTATATGAAATCCTGTCTGCTATCAATGTTAAGACGTTAAATCGTGATCTTTTATGCTATTGCAGGCTGGTGGACGAATGAGCGTATATCTTAGGGTAGAAGGCATGAATAAACTCGTGAAAAGCCTTGAGGAACTAGGGAAAGTCCCGCAGAAATACGTGACATCCGCATCCCGAAAGGCTATGACTGCTGTTAAAAATCAATCTAAAGAAAAGGCACCATATGAAACCGGGAACTTACGGCAAGGCATCATCGTCAAGGGCGAAAAATCGCACGACAAGGGGAAGAAAGTCTACCGTATAATCTTTGACCCCCGGATGAATGATATTTTTCAAAAAAAGAGCGGTAAATACGGCGAGGTCAAAGGCTACTACCCTGTATCCCAGGAGTATGGCTTTTTTTCCAGAGCAGGAAATTATATCCCAGGATTTAGATTTGTGCACAAAAGCTTTGACAGCAGCCTATATGACATCGAATCTACCATAATAGACACAATGCAGACCAAAATCGACGCAGAAATCAGGAAGGCGGGGCTTAAGTAATGGAAGCAGCATTAATAGCTGAACTTATCCGCAAGATACCGGAATTGGAAGACAACATTTACCCTACGAATGCACCAGAAGAGTCTAAAAAGCCCTACCTTGTATACGCCAATCTTGACGGAGACCCGGATAAAACGCTGGGCGGGTTCGGCGATGGCGGGAGCTACGATTATATGTTTAGCTGCATGGCAAAACGATACGAGGACGCAAAGACTCTTACTGATAAAGTAACGGATTTTTTAATGTCCCTCCCCAAGCACAGGATATCAACCGTGACACCGGACAGGGCTTTAGCTCCGTACAGCAGAGCAAAAGAAATTTACGAGTCTGATAAATCAGACGAAGAAAGTGTATTTGTGCAGGATATTGTGATCAATAAAATTGCTAAAACATGGGAACCAGAGTTAAAAGTAAACAGAGGGATTATAGACTTTACAATCTATATATAAAGAGAGGATGAAATAAATGGCAAAAGGGAATGTAACCCGTGCGGTGGGAACAGCCATTAAAAAAGGCGAAGATACCATCGGGAATCTAACGTCCATTGGTGGAATTGAAATCACTGCTGACAGCATGGACATCACTACTCTTGACTCAGACGGCGGGTATAAAGAGTCAATCGGCACCTTTAAGGATGGCGGAGAAGTGCCACTGGAAGGGTTTTTTGTGGCCGACGATACAGGGCAGATGGCTTTACAGCAGTCCATCGATGGTGGGCAGGCAGAGGCGTATGAAATTACGTTTCCGACGACTCCTGCTACGAGCTGGAAATTTAGTGGCGTTGTTACAAGCTTTAAAGTTGGAGACGTTGAACTTGATGGAGCCGTAAACTTTGGAGCAACTATTAAGGTATCTGGCAAGCCTACACTTACAACCGGCGGGGTAGCGTAACTTATGGACAACACTAAGATGTGGCTGCATCAACTAATAGAGGAAGGCCAGTTGCTATCTATTAATGTAGACACAGTAACGATTCCAGGCAGTGATCCAGAAATGCATTTAAATATTGTTTTAACACCGGCAGAAGAAAAAGAACCGGAAGACGAATATCAAACGCTTTAAGGAGGGCAAATATGAAAGTACCTATTCAGCTTGACAAACCACGAAGCTTTAAATTTAGTATGAGGGTTATCAGCAACATTGAAGAAAAGTTTGGAAAGTCCCTGATGGAAATACCGGGAATGAATAATGGGCAACTGACAATGAAGGATTATGCAATTGTAATGTGTGAAGGCTTGAAGCACGAAGACCCAGAGCTTACCCCCGAAAAGGTTATGGATCTGGTAGACGAATACTCTGATATCATGACCGTATCAGAGGCCATGTGGCAAGCCTTAAATGGAGTACTGGTGGGAAATAAGAGCCCAAAAAACGCGGGAAAGCCGGAAAAGAAGTAAAAGCAGCAACGTTTACACTCCGTGGCGCATGGGAACAAGCAGCGTATATAGGGATCCCAATAACAGATTTTTGGGAAATGACAATGGAGGATCTAAATATTGCCGTAAAGGCGCATAAAGACAAAGAAACAAAAGAGCAGCAAGAACAGATATACCAGGCTTATTTGATATCTAGATGGGTATGGCAAAAAGAGATTAATATTAAAAAAATCCTAAGAGACATGGAAGAGCCGGGCAACGAGCCTATGACGGACGAGCAAATGCTGGCGAAAGTTAAAACGTTAAACACCATGTTAGGTGGAGAAAAGGCTTGCAAATCCTAGCAGCATATGGTAATGTAGAGATAAATATAGCTAGGAGGCGCAAGCATGGGGGCATATGGATCTCCAGAGTTATACCCTACAGAAGAGCCAAAACGGGAGAAGAAACAAAAGCATGTACCAAAGTGGCCTTGGATAGCAGCGGCAATCTTTATAGCCTTTTTTGTGCTAAACAGAGCAGACTATGAGACAGATAATATAGGCAATGCGCAGAACGTAATATCTGTAGGCACAAGGAAAAATCCGGCTACAGTAAATCAATCGGTACAGGCAGATATACAAGATCAATCAGGAAATTCCTATCGGGTGGAAGTTACGCTAATAGACTTCCGGCGCGGTGAAGAAGCCGAAAAGATTTTAACGGCCTGGCATAGCGCAGGGGATCCAGGAGAGGGGAAGGAACACGGACTAGCAAAGTTTAAAATTAAGTACCTGGAAGACAAAAACAAGAAAGACACTCCCTTAACCTTATCCGGATCAAGCTTTTTGTATTCAACCGGAAATTATAGCGTATCTAACATGACGTGGGATGTACCCGGCATGGATCCGGCAATGACCGGCCAGCTGTATGCAGGAGCCGATCATCAAGGCTGGGTATGTTACAGCTTGGAAAAGTCCGATACAGCGCCGAAAGTAGTTTTTGCACAGAGCGTGTGGTTTGACTTAACAAAATAGCATTCATGGAGCGCCTTAAATGGCGCTTTTTTATTTAAGCACTGGTTTTTAACCGGTGCTTTTTTCATGCCAAAAAGGCAGGCGAAAAAATGGCAGGATCCAACTTTATCGTACGTGGTGGCGGGGATTTTTCAGAGCTTAGTCAAGGACTGAAAAATACCCAAAGCCAATTAAAGAATTTTAAAAACGAAACGGAAAAGACCTCCCGTGGCATAAGCGGGAGCTTAAGTGGCGTAATAGATGGGCTAGGGCTTAGTTTTATCAAGCTCGGCAAAGTAGCGGCGACAGCGGCAGTTACTGCAGGCATAGTTAATTTTGGCAAAAAAGCTGTAGAAGTAGCGTCCGACTTGACAGAGGTACAAAACGTAGTAGATGTTACATTTGGAAATATGTCTAAGGATATCGACGACTTTGCGGCTAACGCATTGGATAAGTTTGGACTATCTCAATTATCTGCAAAAGAGTTTTCATCGACCATGGGTGCAACCTTAAAAGCGTCTGGAATCACCGGGAACTCGATGAAAGAGATGTCTAAAAGCCTTACGGGTTTAGCGGCTGATATGGCGTCCTTTTACAATCTAGACCCAGAAGTGGCGTTTAGCAAGCTAAGGTCCGGGATTACAGGCGAGACCGAACCCCTGAAGCAATTAGGAATTAATATGAGCATTGCTAATCTGGAAGCCTGGAATTTATCACAAGGTATCAATAAATCCTGGCAGGAAATGTCCTTAGCCGAGCAGACCATGGCTAGATATAACTATATCATGGCGGTAACAGGAGATGCTCAGGGAGACTTTGCCAGGAACACTGGTACGTGGGCTAATCAGACGAGAATCCTAAAAGAACGATGGACAGAGCTAATGGGGATTATTGGGCAGGGATTGGTAAAAGTCCTTTTGCCATTGGTTAAGTTTTTAAACAAGATCCTAGATGGCCTGATAAAGATAGCGCAAGCAGTCGGCAAAGTTTTTTCCATGATCACTGGCAAACAAATTGTTGATAAGTCCGATGTAAAGACGCAGCAGTCAGCAGTAGATACAGGTATAGACCTATCTAAAATAAACACAGGAATTGGAAAGTCGGCAGATAAAGCCGGTAAGGGCCAAAGCAAACTTGGAAAAGGTATCGACAAAGCAAGAGCAGCAGCGCAAAAAGCCCTGGCGCCATTTGACGAAATCAACAGATTACAAAAAGAAATGGGCGACAACACTGGCGGCGGTGGGCTTACTCCTGGCATTAACACTGGTGGCGGCGGTGGAGGAATCGGCGGTTTAGGAACCATGGACGTAGGACCTAGTATCTCCGATGGATTAGACGACGCGAAGAAGAAATCAAAAGACTTTTTCCCATGGTTTGCAGCGAAATGGAACGGATTTAAGGAATTAGTTACAGAACCGGTATTTGTAAAA